TGATACAGTTACTAGTATTGATAGTAGTGCTTTCACTAATTGTTATTCATTAACATCAATTACTATACCTGATACAGTTACTAGTATTAGTAGTAGTGTTTTTAGTAGTTGTTATGCATTATCATCAATCACTATACCTAATGGAGTTACTAGTATTGGTGGTAGTGCTTTCACTAATTGTTATTCATTAACATCAATTACTATACCTGATACAGTTACTAGTATTGGTAGTAATGCTTTCAATAATTGTTATTCATTACAATCAATTACAATACCTGATACAGTTACTAGTATTGGTGGTAGTGCTTTCAGTAATTGTTATTCATTAACATCAATTACTATACCTAATGGAGTTACTAGTATTGGTGGTAGTGCTTTCAGTAGTTGTTCTTCATTATCATCAATTACAATTGGCTCTGGAGTTACTACAATTGGTGGTAGTGCTTTCAGTGGTTGTTCATACATGGAATCAATCAAATTCAAATCAACAACTCCGCCAACTGTTTCCAGCAGTAATGCATGGCAAAATGTTCCAACAACATGCAAAATTTATGTTCCATCAGGTTCATTATCAGCATATACATCCGCGACGAATTACCCATCATCGTCGTCATACACATATATCGAATATTAAAGAGGAGGTAATCAAATATGATTATTGTAGAATTAGTAGATAACGAGACTCGCGAGCGTCGTTATTCAGATCAGGACGTTATGATCAAACAGGTAGAAACAGGTGCATTATACGAGGATGCCGTAGATATCATACCGTGTAAGTATACATACGAAGAAACCGATGTTCCGATTGAGCATCCCGAACCGCCAGAGGAACCACAGCAACCACAGTTCGGTATTCCCGGAATGATTCCTCCGATGATACCAAATATTCCCGTAACACCAACAACCCCAGAATCAGAGGAGTGATTATAAATGGCAGTCGATACAGTACTGATTAATGTTGTTGATAAATCGGTACCACCATTAAACCCAAAACGTATTGCGGTTATTGGAGTACCGAATCCAGCAACAAACGTTTATGTCAATCGCGAACAACTCTTACAACTTATTCAGTTTCCTCAGTATTGGGTAACCGATGCTGTTACTGGCGACGTAATCAGTGGTGCTAACATCACTGATTACTTCCCGGATGAAGGTGGTGGTGGAGTTGATCCTGAAGAAGTACAGGAAATCGTTCAACAAATGACCGATACTGAAACTTCATTGACATCAATGAACCCAATCGCAAACTCAACAATCACAAATTATGTCAATCAATCCATTGAATCATCAACGGCAGAATTCAAAGGTACGTATGAAACCAAAGCAGAAATGGATGCCGTTCAAGCAGATAATAATGACTATGCATTTCTGATTGTATACAATTATACATTACTTACCGAAGAGCCTGCATCATTCGACCCGACAGAATACTATAAACTCGTCGATGGGAAATACGTTCCCGGTGAGAGTAGTGATGTGTGGGCTGCAGATACATGGTATGAACAAGATGACACAGTAAACCATTATGAACGATATAAATGGGTTGATCCACCAATTGACAATTCACATTGGGCATATGAATATGATGTTAACAATACATCATTTACTACTGAACAATGGGCTGCAATCAACAGTGGAATCAATGCAGAAGAAGTTGCAAAAATTGATAATGCAATTCCCGGACTTGCGTCCGGTACTACTGAAAATAATCTGGTTGCATTTGGTGCAAATGGAAAAACTGTAAAAGACAGTGGTATTGGATCGGGTCCAAATTATATCGTGGTAAACGGAGTTCGTCAGTATACATCATTAACGGAACCAACGGGTGATATTCCAGTGGGTTCAATCGGATTTGGATTCTGATCGGGGTGATATATAATGATTAAACAACGATCAAATTTAACATTACCTGTATCATTATATGCAATTGGTAATGTTAAAGATGAATTGAATTTACACACGGGGGAGCTAACACACCGAATCGGTAAAGTTGAATTAACTGGTGACGAATCGTTTAATAAAAACTCAAGTCCTAATGATAATAATTATTTATATTATATTTGGAATAATTATATTTCAGAAAATCTATCTCCAAATAATATAGTAATATGTGATCGATTACCATATTCAACAGCCGCTCCAACATCTACAGTTGCAATAAATTCAGTAAATTCATATAATGTTATTTATATGAATTTCGGAAAAGATATAATGAATGCACAATCGCTTGGTAACAATATAAATGGTTTCAAAGAATATCTTAGAAGCGAATATCAAGCAGGACATCCAGTAACCATCTGGTATGTATTGGCAGAACCAACAACTGAAACAGTTACTGTTCCTGAAGGTTTGAGTGGTATTATCGAAGGATACTTGATTCAAGATAGTACACCAACTCCACAGAATCCAATATACCCAACATCGTGTGATTCGGTTGATATGTGGAACGAAATCATGTATCGTCAATACGGTGTGAATGAAACATTATCACCGATTCCATCAACAGTATTCTCTCAAGGAGATGGAATTGATTCTTGTACTGTATATGGTAATACTGTACAGAATGGAACTCCTACTCCAACTGATCCGGTTGATGTAACTGGTGTTGGTGATGTTAGTAGGAATCTATTCGATTTGTCAACTGCTACTATTGGAAAATATATTAACTCCAGTGGTATTGAAACCGATACAACCGCCTCGGGTCCAAGTAGACTTAATCACACCGATTACATCGCTATAATACCAAATACTACGTATACGTATACATGTTATGGTACAGCGCATGTTGCTAATACAATCGCAATAAATTGGTTTGATAATACAAAACAGTTGATTTCACGTAAAACGATGGATACACTTACTATACCAGAGTATTCTTTATCAGATACATCTCCAGCAAATGCTGTTTATTGTATCATAAATTTCACCGGTTACAGTGAAAATCTGGACAATCGTTTCATGTTTAACATAGGTTCATCATCATTACCATATGAACCGTATGGATATAAAGTTGGTTTAGACATTGATTCTCAGATAACAAACATTTATCTTGGAACATTTCAATCCATCAGACAAATTCAAAAGTTGGTATTGACTGGTAATGAAACGTGGACTTATCTGACTGGTAGTAAATTCTGGACAACGGTCACTGGTTATATGAAAAATGGTATGATTACCGTATGTACACATTATATTGGTACCGCAAATGCATCCGGTTCGGCGTCATTTTTGAATGGTACTGTTGGTTTTTATAATACTAATAATCGTTTAATAATATGCGATACATCATTCAATGATGAAACAACGTTCAAACAATATCTCCAACAACAGTATCAAGCGGGAACACCCGTTACCGTGTATTACGTATTAGCAACACCACAAACAACCACACTCAATGAACCACTCATGAAAATTGGTGATTATGCAGATTCTGTCACATACAGTTCCAACATTCCAACCACATACGGTCAGAATGATATTACCACCGATACACAAATCAAACCGTCGAAACTCGACATCACATACAATGCACTCCGGCGTGCAAAAGTATACAAGAATAATCGTTGGATATTGAATCCATCGATTGATTGGTCACAGACACTTAAGATAAGTGATTTAAAATCAAAGAAAATAAAAGAAATGGAGGGAGAATACATTGGCTACAACATACACACCTAATTACAATTTAGGAAAACAAACAGATCCGAATGACAATTTCGATATGTCCGTCATCACAGCCAATATGGATACAATCGATACACAGATGAAAACCAATGCGGATAATATTGCATTGGCTCAACAAAGTATCGATGATTTAAGTCCGGTATTGACCCAAATACTTAATACCGTTGGTGGTATTGAACAAACTACCAACACAATCAATACGAATGTCACCGATATCAAAAATGGTATCGGTGATACTGCTGAGATATTGGAATTGATTTTGTCTGGCTACAAGGGAGCTTCCAGTAAAGTAAACTTCTATGATTATGATGGTTCTGTATTATATTCATATACAAAAGATGAATTCTTGGCATTAACAGAAATGCCATCAAACCCCTCACACGAGGGGTTAACAGCACAAGGATGGAATTTGAGTTTTGCTGATGCAAAAACGTATGTTACCAATAATGGAAAACTTGATATTGGTCAGATGTATGTAACCGATGATGGTAGTACAAGATTACACATAAGACTTGGAGAGGGAAGATTAAAACCATATCTGGGATTGACTGGTAATAGTAGTGGCACTACCGTATCAATAGACTGGGGTGATGGTAGTACAGTTGAGAGTGTTACATTAAATACTTCTACAGTGTATACACCTCATGAATATACATCTGCAGGGGAGTATACTATATCCATTTCAGTAACAACTGGTAGTATTACATTGAATGGTGATAGTAGCTATTATTCTAATATACTTAGGAAATCCTCATCTCCAAATGTGAATAATGATAGAGTATATCAGAATTCATTGATTAGTATTGAGATTGGTAATAATGTTAGTTTTGGTGGTAGAGCATTCCAGTATTGTTATTCATTACAATCTATCACAATACCTGATTCAGTTACTAGTATTGGTAATTATGCTTTCCAAGGTTGTTATTCATTACAATCTATCACAATACCTGATTCAGTTACTAGTATTGGTCAATACACTTTCCAAAATTGTACTTCATTAACATCAATAACAATACCTGATGGAGCTACTAGTATTGGTAATTATGCTTTCAATAGTTGTTATTCATTACAATCTATTACAATACCTGATGGAGTTACTAGTATTAGTGGTAGTGCTTTCAGTGATTGTTCTTCAATGACATCTGTAACAATACCTGATGGAGTTACTAGTATTGGTGGTAATGCTTTTGCTAGTTGTAGATCATTAACCTCAATCATTATTCCTGATACAGTTACTAGTATTGGTCAGAGTGCTTTCAATTATTGTTTTTCATTATCATCTATTACTATTCCTGATGGAGTTACTAGTATTGGTAGTTATGCTTTCCAGTATTGTTATTCATTACAATCTATTACAATACCTAACTCAGTTACTAGTATTGGTAATTATGCTTTCAATAGTTGTTATTCATTACAATCTATTACAATACCTGATGGAGTTACTAGTATTGGTCAATACACTTTCCAAAATTGTACTTCATTAACATCAATAACAATACCTGATGGAGCTACTAGTATTGATAGTAATGCTTTCCAGTATTGTTTTTCATTACAATCTATTACAATACCTGATGGAGTTACTAGTATTGGTAGTTATGCTTTCCAGTATTGTTATGGATTGGGATCGATCAAATTTACTTCAACAACTCCACCGACTGTCTCTAGCAGTGCTGCATGGACAGGTGTTCCAACTGATTGTATTATTTATGTACCATCAGGAACATTGACAGCATACACAACAAAAACCAATTATCCGTCTCCATCGTCATATACATACATTGAATATTAATAAATGAGAGGTGATATTATGCCTAATACAATCGCCGATAAATTAGAACGTGTAAATCAAACCAGAATCAATATTGGTAATGCCGTACTTTCTGTTGGAGGTACGGCAAAATCAACTGATGGATTGGAAAAACAACCTGCAAATGTTTTATCCATCAATCAGGTAATCGATGATATCAATCTCGATTTAACTGAAATAAATCTTGCATTAGGAGGTGTTATTTAATATGCCAACAATAAATGAAAACATTGCGGAGTTACAACAGAAAACTGAAAATCTGATTGTTGCTCGTGATGCTATTAAAGACGCTATTATCGCAAAGGGTGGTACTGTTAATGACGGAGATAAATTCAGTGACTATCCGGAAGATATAGCAACAATCAAAAAGGATTTAACTTCAATAAGTATCAATGAAAATGGTACTTATAGAAATGGAACATTGGATACTGTTACTGGAAATGAATATCCAATTGAAATTGATGCAAACGGTTCACCAATTGTATCAATGACGGTTGATGGTAATGCGGTACAGGATGGGACACCGACGCCCACGGCGCCGGTCGATGTGATTGGTGTTGGTATCAAGAGTAATAATTTGTGGAATGAAGAATATGCTGGTATAAGCACTAATCTCACATATATCGGCATATATGTTGGATCTGGTGATTTTACATTATCTACAAATGCACCGATTACGTCTTCAGGCGCTCCATTGTTTATATTACCGGGTAATGTTTCATCAGGAGCATCGACTGTCACGAATGGTGTATCAGATAATATTCCTCGAACAGTAACATCTGATGAAGGTTACATAACTATTGCGTATCGTAATCTTAATGGATCACACCCCGAAGATTATGACACGATACTTAATGAAGGATCATCACCGTTACCATATGAACCATACGGTTATTATTTACCTACATCTATCAATGGTGGTAATGATATCAATGCTTACTTCGGTAATTATCAAACTACAAGAAAAATTAAGAAGTTGGTGCTGACAGGACAGGAAGATATCACATCAGGGCATTTAGATGCTAACTTGTTTAATATTGCTGTAAGTGATTATCTGAGACAGACAATTAAAACAACTATTTCGACGCACTACAGATCTCAGGCGAATGTTAGTCTCTGGAGTTATGTTGCTGATAAATCGTCAACTTTTTATGCTGGATCAGGAACTAGCATGATTCTATATATACGCGATAGCTCATACTCAACGGTTGATGCTTTTAAATCTTACTTGCAACAGCAATACACTGCGGGAACACCCGTTACCGTGTATTATGTATTAGCAACACCACAAACAACCACGCTCAATGAACCACTCATGAAGATTGGTGATTACTCCGACCAGTTAACATTAACGAATTCTGATATTACCCTTCCAACTGTAACCGGTAATAATCTTATTGATTATGATTTAACTGTTAAACCATCATCAACATCAATATCATATTATAAGCTTGGAGTAAACAAAACTATCACATCCGATACTTTACCAATTGAATTCGAATCAATTGGTGATCCATTAATATCGTATTCTATCACTGGACAGACTGTACAGAATGGAACTCCTACTCCGAGTAGTCCAGTTGCTGTAAATGGTACCGGTGACAAGACGGGAAATTTATGTCAATCTATTAGAGCAGTAAACGGTTGGTTGGTGGGTTATCGTTTTGCGTATAATGGTCAATGGACGTCGACCAATACAAACGGTGAATGGTTATCTCCAAAAATACCAATATCGGCAGGGACTGAATTTACAATCAGCTCAATGTCAATCGAAAATCCGTCAATGAGTGTATATTTTTGGAACGGTGACACATATATCTCATCTTTAAGTGATACGGATTATACCGGGTCAACGTTTACAGCACCTGAGGGAACGACACAAATCGATTTTGCAATTAGAGCAGGAGCAGACAAAAAGAGTGAATCACAAATAATTTCAAATGGTTTTTGGGTTATGGTTAATGTAGGCAGTACAGCCTTACCCTATGAGCCGTATGGATACAAACTTTCAATATCAGATAATACTGATGTTAATAATATTTATCTCGGTAATGTTCAATCCACGAGGAAGATTAAGAAGTATGAGTTCACAGGAACAGAAGCGTTACAGACATCAGGTAGTGGAAATACACGATTTTTCTATCTAAGCATCGATGATGCAAGAAGCTGGGCGACAATTATAAGCGATAGATATGTTAACGCCAATATTTCAAGTACAACAGAAGATATTGGAATCGCGATGAGTGGAAATTCGCAATTCAGAATCCGTCCCGATTTAATAAGTACAGTTGATGACTTCAAAACATATCTCCAACAGCAATACGCTGCAGGAACACCCGTCACAGTTTGGTACGTATTGGCAGAACCCACAACTGGCATAGTCAACGAACCATTGATGCGTATCGGTGATTATGCAGACACACTCTCAAGTGTTCAGGCACAAGTTCAGATTCCGACTACTGTTGGTCATAACACATTCAATGTCAATACAACCGTTAAACCATCTTTAACTTCGATTACATACAACGATCTTAATACCATTGGTTATGATGAAATAACCGTAAACGTTCCAAATACATATTCATCATCAGATGAGGGTAAAGTTGTTAACTCTGGTGCATTGGTTCCACAAACTGCATATCCAACAGAGATTACTGAAAATGATACATATGATACAACTCTTTATAATAGTATAGTCGTAAATGTACCACCTGCACCAACTCCACCATTTGTCGAAGTAATTCGTTATAATAATAATCACCAGCCAACTGACATAATTATCAATAACAAACCTGATGACTCACTAACATGGATGTACCTTTCATCGAATATAAAATCCATTGAGTTTAAATCAACTCCAACTTCACTCTCACAAAACCTCTTCACTTCTGCAACCAGCCTCGAAACTGTATATGTTCCATGGTCGGAGAATGAAGTAACTGGATATCCATGGGGTGCACCTAACACAACACATTTCGTTTACGACTATCCATCTATTTCAGCATCACGTACAATCAATTATGAAAACGACACAACATCCACAACAGGATCAGTATTGAATCTTCGTGCATATAATATGATGGGTCGTTGCAATGTATCAGACGATGGTACAATCACCGCATACTACGGAGATACATCATATACAGAAGATGGTTCTAATGGACAGGTAATGGTATACATTCCGAAGTTCTATTACAAAGTCAATATTACCGATAAACAACTTGTTGATTCTAATAATCCTGATTATGGTTACGACATCCACGAAGCAACCTACAGCATCTCTGATATACAACTCGACGGTTACAAACTCCATCCTGCATTTATTAATGCTAACGGTGATGAGGTTAACTATGTTCTTTGTTCTGCATTCGAAGGTTCAACATACGATACATCTGCATCAGCATATAATACAACCGATGCACAAACTGTTGACTTTACTGCATCCACAGGAGATTTGTTAGCATCAATTGGTTATGTTGATAACAGTGGTACAACAGTTCATGTTAAACCTGCATCTGGTTTAACACAACAACTCACACGTCCGAATGCCATGAAGATTGCGAAGAACCGTGGAGCTGGATGGTATGCTCTTACATTCAAACTCGCATCGGCAATTCAGATGTTGATTACTGTTGAATATGGTTGTAACTCACAGGTTGCTATCGCTAACGGTGTAGTTGGTATTACTGATAACTCGTCGTATAACTGTGCATCATATGTTGGTAGTACGGTTGGAAATACAACGGGTCGTGCTGCTTCTACTATTAATGAAATAGGTGGAACAGAAACAACGTACACATCTTCAACAACCACATCTGCTAACTATCGTGGTATTGAAAATATGTGGGGTAACATATGGAAATGGGTTGATGGAATTAACATATATGGCAATGGTTCACAACGTGGTGGTGTTCCATATGTATGTACAGATATGAACTTCTCTGATACCAATACATCTAACTATGAATCAGCCGGATTTACTGTTGCTAATACAGATGGTTATGTTAAATACTTCGGTTGGGGTAATGATAAATATGACTGGGTATTCATGCCATCAACTGCTGGTAGCGGTGGTGCTTCGGCTTCTACGACAGTTGGCGATTACTTCTATAAAACGGCTAATCTTAATGGTTATAGGGCGGCTCGTTTGGGCGGTTGTTGGAATGATTCGTCGCGTGCCGGTGTTTTCTATTGGTATGTGTATGGTGCTGCCTCGGCTCGGAGTCGTGTTCTCGGCGCGCGGCTTATGTATATTCCTTCGTGAATTTAATAAGTCTCGGTGTATATTTATAAATAATAATTGTAAAATCGAATCCACGATATACGGATTCGATTTTACACGAACCCCAAAGGACTTCATGTTCTTTGGGGTTCACCAAATTTATAACATACATTTAATCGAACTGAGATAAGAGCGTATCCCCATGATCTTTACAGATTGACGATTTTACGCATGGTATATTAGGTTGATATTTAGTCCGCTAGTAGTCTTATCGAAAATAGATTAACAGCTCATTTGGGCAGTAATTGGAATAATTCGTCGAATGCCAGTGTTTTCTATTGGAATGTGAATAATGCTACCTCGAATCGGAATCGTAATATCGGCACACGTACTTATGTCGTCATGTTATCATACATGGCAAACAGCTATACCTAACATGTACCAGTCTATACGACGAACAAATGGCACGAACAAACGGTGTTGGTAGGTTTTCGAAGACTCTGTTATTCACATAAGCAAAAACAATATAAAGGAGAATAAATATGATTAGATATCGTTACTACCCGGGTGATCCCGGGGTGACACTTTTTGATGCTATTTGTGATATGGATAATTTACGACTTGCACATTATAATGCATCTCGTGGAAAAGCATTCTATAAGGAAGTCAAGATGGTTAATTCCAATCCAGACTATTATCTGAAACAAATCCAAGAATCATTACTCAATCGCACATTCCAGACATCTCAATACGACGTATTTGAACGTGAGGAAGGTGAGAAACTCCGGAAGATATACAAGCTCCCGTACTATCCAGATCGAATAGTACAATGGGCAATCCTACAAATCATTGGTCCTATTATGGAACGTCACTTCATATATGATACATATTCTTCTATCAAAGGAAAAGGTCCGCTTGCATGTATGAAACGTATCCATGCTGCTACATACTACTATTACAAACGTGGATTACCCGACATGAGGTATTATCTTAAAATGGATATTCGTAAATTCTATCCATCAATTGACCATGAACGATTGAAGGAGAAATATTATAAATTATTCAAAGATCCTGATTTACTTGGATTGATATTTAACGTCATAGATTCAGTTGAACCTAACGAAGGAGTTCCCATTGGTAACTATCTATCACAATTCAGTGGTAATCTGTATTTGACAGAATTCGATCATCTGATGAAAGAACGATATCGCATCAAACATTATTACAGATATATGGATGACATGGTATTGTTTGGAGACAATACTGGGGAGTTGAGATTATTAGCTGATCTTGTTATCAGTATACTACTAGATGAAGGATTGGTTGTTAAACCGAATTATCTGATTAGGACATTGGAAGAAGGATTAGATTTTGTTGGATATAATTTGTTTCCAGATCGTGTATTATTACGGAAGAGAATAAAAAATAATTTAAAGATTAAATGTATTGCCTATAACGGAAAAATGATGACATTGCATCGTCGGTGTTGCATTGGTTCATTGAGAGGATTCGCATATCACTCAAATGGATATAATCTCCAACGAAAGTATGTATTTCCTGTATATAAACATTGGAGAGTCAGTATCAAAGATGTTGGTACTGCATACAAACTTAAAATAAGAAAATAACACCCGGGATATACCCGGGTGTATATTTAAATCTGTTCTGTTCCTTCGAGTATAGGTCTGTAGACAGCATCATTTATGTAATACATACATACCTGACACTTATTATACAATGGCATATTCTTGGAACAACATCCATCATTATTTTCAGTACATTCATCACAAATACAATATGATGATAATGTATTCGAGAATAAACCTTCTAAATCAATATTAATTGGTTCTTCATGTTTTTGTTCATGTTTATCCGATGCAGTATTCTTTCCTCCGATAATTGCATCCTTTAATTCAATCAGATTCAAATTGATATTATGTAACTCGGATACAAGTTCTGCTAATAATGTTTCATTCATATTAATTGTCTCCTTTCATTTCAATTTGATTCTCGTTAACTTCAACAAAGTCAACATCGATAACCGAGGGTTCTGATTCCATCTTGATCTTCTTCTGGAACATGTTCATATCCCATCGTGGTTTAAGCAATTCAGTTATAATGACATCATCTGTTTCGATCATCTCAAATTTATTGTGACCATTGGATTGTTCTACAACCTTCCATGTTTCACATACATAAACTATCTCATCTGCATTGAGATTCGTTTTACCCATGAACCTTCTGGCTCCACGTGCATTCCATATCTCAAGATCCAAACGAATAATGTCACCATCTACGATATCAAAACGTTCACCTGATTCAGTATAATAATACAGATACATATGTTCACCATCATACGATTCATCAATAATCGTCAATGGTTCATCATTGTATTTGATATGCCAAATATGATCAAACTTACTGAATGTAGGAATGAATAAATTCATCATTATTGATTTGGGGAACTTACATTTTATTCTGAATGAATCTACGTTCAATGATTCTGTTAACATTATATCACCTTCTTTACAAAAAGAGAACCCCGGGTGTTAATCGGGGTTCTAAATAAATTATTATTCCTCTATTATTAAAGGATCGATCTGAGCCATTATTGCTCCGGAATATATGTACGCTTGGCGACACAATTCTTTCATCGTGTCTACATCTGGGAAAATTCCCAAATTAATTGACTCACTTTCTATCCATTCACCTAATGCGGTCATTCCGTCGTTCATCATAACAGAATGGCCATCTTTAATGAATTTTTCAACGACATCTCTTTCAACATCATCCGGTACTAATACCGAATTCATCATCTTCGACAATCTTAATGCGGTCATATACCAGTGTGCACCACGTTCGTTGTCGTCTTTCAGTGATGGTCTGTACCAGCTTGTCACCATAGTCTGTAAAAATGCTCGAGTATATCCGTTCATCTTAATCAACTCCTCACTCTAATACTGCAATCATTGATGCACAATATACGCATAATGATATAAGCATCGATGCTGTAGAACGTGCACTTCTGGTACGTTCCACTTTCTGTTCGGCTAATATTGTTAATACTGCAAACACAATTGCGATTATTCCTGCAACAACTCTTGATATTATATCAATCATTCTTTTTCACCTCCTCCAAATACAACATGAAGCACGTCATCGTTGAATTCATCCATTGCTTGTTCATAGATAAATTTACTCATGCCGGGTTTCTCTTCACCCGACCATGCTGATACATTGTTCGTCCATACTTTCTCGTCGATCATGTGATCGATCACGTCTATATTAATAAAATAACCTTTACATGTAATCGGCGCCACATTTATACACCGTATTGGATCATGATAATAATACATTGTATTGTTATCGTTTCGATGCATATGTCCATGAATATTTATACATGGGCGACCGACCATTTCCAATGATGTATGAGAGAATACAATGACATGTTTATTATATTTTCCGACTGCTGAATAACATACATCCCATCCATTGTTCTTCAACAATTTATCAGATAACATGTCATTGTTACCTCTTATCCACACCTTACGTTTGCATTTAATCATTTTTGTGAATTCACTAAATTCACATACTGCTATCGTTCTCGGGATTGTATCATCTAATAAATCTCCTAAAAAGATCAGCATATCATTTTCAGTAATCATAGTACTGGCTGCTTTGGTAATATTCTTGATAACTTCATCATTTGATACTATTCTCGGAGTATCCTTTCCACGTTTTAGCATGTGTAGATCTGAAGTTATCCATATATCACCACCATTCAATTTTGTTTCTTTGATCATTGAACAAATATCCATATATGAATTCCTTTCAATTATAATGTAACAAATACTCTCGCATCTGTCCATAAGAATAATATATATGTAGAATTGCCAAATTCTAGTATACATTAGGTTTCAACTCATCGATAAAAATAACGAAAGGATGTGAGTATATGAACTCACCGTATTGCGGTCAATTCCGTGTTACTCAACAATTCAAAGGTTCTGCCCATGATGGACTCGATCTGGTTGGTATTGATTCTAAAGAGATTCATGCTACTATCAGCGGTCGAGTTATCTATGCTGGATGGGAGAATGATTCCAATCACAGACAAGGTTTTGGTCAATTCGTATGTATCCTTGGTACTGATAATCGTTACTATTATTATGGACATCTGTCAGAAATCAAAACATACACTGGTGCACAAGTAAACTGTACAGATGTAATTGGTATCGAAGGTGATACTGGATACAGCTTTGGTTCACATTGTCACTACTGTATCAGACCAAACTTCTCTGCAGGATGTTTCCTCAATGTATGTGAAATCAGTGGTATTCCAAATGAACTTGGAGTATATGATGATGGATACCGTCCCGGTAATAAACCAACCAATCCACCAGAACCTGAAACACCATCAACACCCGAACCAGATGATCCCGAAAGTGATTCATCTGCAGCAATTGGTTACGGTCGTATCGTAATCAACGACAAAGAATATGACGTAAAATTATTTGAACCAACAGATGGAGAATAAAAAAGAAACCCAGGCGTAATGCCCGGGTACATTTAAATTAATCGGTTATATTATCATCGAAATCATGAATATCTTCGTTCGCTATCTTTTTATTTTTCTGATAACGTTCTTCGAGAATCTGTTCGACTCTTGTTGATGTTTGTTGCAACTGTAAATGTGCAGCATTCATGAAGTTCCACATGAATGCAACTCCATGTTTTTCATCTGTCTCACCGAGAAACCACTGGGTGAGATGTCGAAGTCCGGAATCAGTAAACGAACCACCACGTTCACCACCGGTAATTGGAATACCCTGCTTCCAATTGTCCACACCGTATTTTTCTGCACCGTACTCATAATGTATGGCTAAATCGCGCAATGCTTTAACAAAACCGATCAACCAATCATTATAATTAACAGCGACCAAATTGTACTTGTCATCTTCATCGGTATGATAAACATACTCTAAAGCCACAAAATCAATTATGGCTTTTATGTATCTTTGACGGTCGTCTATATACGCGTCTTTCAATACATCCGATAACAAAAATATCGTGTCCGGCTTCTCTTTGAACAACAAACCAGCAAATCCTAATATGAAATATACAACATCGTTCGGGATTAGATCATAACGACCTTTTCCTTTTTTCGAGTATCTGATTGCGCCTCCTTCAAAGCTGTCGGGTTCTCCATCCATTTTTATATAATTCTCATCTATCATGCTACTATACCTCCGATTAATTTTATTTGTTCAACACCAATATCCAACATTTTACTGATGGTATTTGCATTGAATCCTCTATCAGTTAATGATTTAATCATGTAACTGTAATTATATTTTTCATTTTTAAATATGTATGTTTTGCCGATGTCAATTACCATTGTATCAGGGGTAGCAATACGCCACCCCTGAATATGTGGTTCATCCATATCGAATACAGCAACACTGCAAACGTCATGGATGTTAATACCAAATAATTTCTCCAATCGACGTAATTCATCAATCAGATTCATTATTTGTTACAACCTCCTCATCGTCTTCTACTGCTGTGATGAGTCCGGGATTTTCATTATTTACTTCTGCAATATCCTTATCGTATATCTTAGCAAATAATTTCATTGTGCAGTTGATAATATTATCAACATATTTTATATCTGAACTAATGAGTGTGATTGTTGTTGGGCACGTTATAAGCACATTTGATTCAATGTAATCATAATGGCCCTTAAATGTGTTATGTGCATCTTCGATACACTTTTCAGGAATATTGATCGTAACAACGTTTTTGTCCTTAATCGATTCAGTGAGTCTAAGCTTTATGTAACTTAAACTATTGACTCCAACTTTATCAGTCTCAATCTCGATACGAGTTCCATGGTCGGTGAATCCGACACCCGAATAAGTAGGTACGCTTATGCGCTCCGTCATACCAGACATTATGATCATATTCTTAGTATCTTCAGGCTGAGGTGTGAGTTCCTTTGTGATTGCTGGATCTGCAACCACTCCAGCACCCATTGGTGGATATGGTGTGGGATTACCGAAATTATAATACGAAGTATAATACGGTGCCGTTGTGTCGAACACTCCTTCGGATACCAGACGATTCAGAATACTTACGCATTCTTTAATCTGATCAGGTGTGTACGAAATGCTCATATTGTTTATGAGCTTCCATTCACGTACTGTGAGTTTATTCTCAATATCCTCACGGATATCTGTTAATCTTGGAGGTAAATAGTTCGGTCCGAAGAATCCGAATTCTCCGAGCTGTTTACGGAGAGCAATGTTCTGGGCCTCCAAAGCGTCTAAGCGACTGTAATTTTCATTATACATATTGATTTTCCTTTCTGGTTTAATAACCATTTAATATAAGAATGATGACATTCGGGAGCTGAATAATAATTTTCACCCCTCTCGAAATTATTTCCCGTTTGTTATCATTCTATTGAATAATATAAATATCGAATAATGAAATTCTTGGGAGCCGTAATGGCTCCCAATATTTCATCTACGATGATACAAACGCTTGCTTGATATTAACATATACACAAAACGTTCCATATCAAAATTATAGTAATTTATTGGTGTTTCATTTTTGCGATTATAGATATATTCACGGGCGTTACTAAGAATACGTTCTCGTTCATTCCAAGCTTTACGTTCAAGCATCGTGTTAATGTAGTATGTATTATACCACATTTTATAATATTTACTGCGATCGTTTAATATCAACATTGCATCATGTATTATAGGTATGCATAACGATTGTTGCCATATTACAGAATTTAATAATGTATTTTCCATGTTATATGGATATCTTACGGAATCCTTTAAGATATTCATAATACACAAATCCATCATTTTCATTGAAAAACCGTTTCCGTTCATATAATCTCCCCTTCCGTTTGTTAATTTTTGAAGTCTCTCGCACAATTCGAAAATGTCATTGCTCCGGGTTTTATTTTAATTTCTTAATTCTTCAAACTCACGTTTCTTCTGAGCTAACTGTCCACATGACATCTTACCTTCTGAACACTTGCCATTCACAACACAGCTCGGTCCAGCATACATAAATAACGTCGGTGCTACAAGGTAGCAGATTCTGTACATCTCATTTGCAACTTCTCTAATCTCCCACTGTGCTCTATTGCAGCATCTCAGTTTGAAGAAGTTAAACAACGAACGAGCATTCATGGTACATACTAATGAAGTCTGACATGCATTCGGAAGTACGTAACGGGCATCTTCGTTCGCTATCTTTTCAGCAGATTTCTTATCAGCACCGTGTGCTTCAAGTTCAGCAATGATGTCGTTTCTAATGGAATTGTATTCAGACTGAATATATCCCATCAGTTTTCTGAATCTGTCTTCAGCACCAAGACCTTCGATTGTAGGTGGAACCACGTAGTCGAACTGATCCTCTTTGACATAACGCTGACTCTTCTGACTATATGACGCTATTCTATGACGGACGAGCTGTAAGCTCGTAGATCTCGAGATACCCTCAATTCCAAAGGTAAAAGATACGTGTTCGATAGGAGACTCATGTCCGAGTTCCATAAGACGCTTGATGAAACCTTCATGTTCTTCAAGCGTCATTTCAGCAATAGTTTTGTTTGAATAGCACATCTTTGCTGCCATGGTTATAACTTCTTCAGGATGTGGTGTGTTTGTGATTAATGATACTTTCATTGTATTCATTCCTTTCGTATAAAATGGCGGAGTATAGACCCCGCCATAATATTAATTATTTTTTGTCTTCACCGAATAATTCTTTATCAGAGAATGGGTTACCCTGGGTTGCACCCATCATCTCTGCTGCGAGCATATCCATGAATCTAGAATCCTCAAGTTCATCAGATTCTCCAGGCTGTTCATCAACATCGTCCGATACTGCCGCTTGTACAACTTGGTCATCATCGGGATCATACGTAATGGAGTATTCCGCTGCCATCCATCTGGTTATTTCGGTAAGATAACCGTAAACCTGTACAAGTATACAGCTTATCTCCAACCATTTATCGGAAACTGCCAGATTGAATTTTATACCGATTGAAGCCGCGAATGGCCAAACGGTATCTTTGATTTCCTCGTAGATTTCATCCGGATTGTTAAGTTTATCGAGATGCGCGATATCCTTGAACATCGAACATACCGAACGAATATCTTTTATGAACTCTTTAAAAGTGCGCATACGTTCTTCCGGTGTCATATCAATAATTGGCTGAACAGGAATACCAACCGGTTCTGTGTATAACGGCAGAAACATTGGTATTGAATGTATTGCTACTAATTCATCTTCCGGGATTTCTTTTGTTCCTGTATTGTTGATGAAATCATCTACTAATTCTTTACTCATTATCAGTATCCTCCTCTTCAGCCTGGTCATAGAAATCAGGATATGTCGGAATATCACAATCCTCATCACAACCATCGAAGTATAACACTTCATCGGTGTGCTGTGACTTTCTGTCAATCAGCATCAGTACCAAACGAGCGATTGATGCAATTGCACCAATTGTTGATACGATGATTAATCCTTTTGTGAGTTTGTTGTTCTTCATTTTAATTACTCCTCTTTCATATAGTTTAATATATCATCATAGGTACCATTACCCATTATGATCGTTTGCAATGTGGAGAATAACACTCCTTCTTTACATTTAAAATCTTCCGGTATTGATTTACCAAAGAATTTAAGACAGAATTTATTTAACGTTTCTTTGCATATTGGTTTTATCTCCAAATGCAAATCCATTCTACCCGGTCTAATCAGAGCTGGATCTAATTCTTCGATGTGATTGGTCGTAAACACAAATAATGTATTATGTGGTGCCACCATTCCATCAATTGCATTTAATACCTGTGACAAAGATGTTTTACCCCTACGCAGATTCGGATTAAAGAATGCTCCGTTGCATTCAAATTCGTCATACTCTTCATCGTATTTAGTTTCTTTGAAACCTTTCTGACGATTAAACAGTGTGCAATCAATATCCTCACATATAACCATATGGAGTTCATTTGTTGGTGTTTTCCGTGTGGGTAACTGTGACATTACCAATTGCGGCAAACACTCTAATTGCTGAATGTAATGTGGACGAATATTCCATTTATTAATAATGGCTTTAATAATTGATGTACGACCACATCCGGGTGTTCCATACAATAATATTCCGTAATGGGTCGGAATATGATTTTCTTCCATCCACGGTATTTTATTGATGAAATCGTTCACACCATTAATGATAGCATTCTGTTGTTCATCAGGCAGAAAGACATCATCAAATGATTTTTTGTCGCAATGTAAATATTCACCATTACGTCCGGTGTAATCGACAATATCAATTTGACCGGCGAATGTGTTTACTGCAAATTTGTTTTGTGCAGCGACACATTTTTTAACAAATTCGATTACCATCTCTCGACAATACTTATTGTTGAGCGTCATAATTTCATAATTTGACGCATGGGTATCTTTGAAGTGTCGTTTCAAAATTAAGAGCGGCACTTTCTTGTACCATATTAGATCGACTGATGATGCGCCGAATGGTGTTCGAAACTGTGTATATACTTCACCGCTTTCATCTATATACATTGATTTACTACCTTTATCAGATATCGCCGAAAACACAGGGGTTATACTGTGATAAATAGTGCTGATGTCTACAGTATACCATACGCGACTTTTTATCAACGAATTAATTACTGATTCATCAGGTTTTGCTTTACGCAAAATCATCATCAGTGGTAAAATAAGTTTGTTGTAATCCATTTATTTTCCTCCTTTGAATTACAATATATTAGGAAGAGTTCAAAGATGTCGATGGTTTATGGCGAATGGAACAACGTAACTGCGATTACGTTGAACGATCGATTCTTTATCGTGGGGATCAACCACTGTTCATATTATCATTTGTATTATTCGCAAATGATACTCTCACCCGAAGGTACGGGGAATATCACAATTTCACCCATGAGAAACAGCTCCTTTCGATAAATATTTCTTTGTTCTCTTCCATTTAAATAATATAAATATCGAATTCAAAAATTATAGATGGTGGGTAATCCCACCATCAACCAATCGATAATCTTTTATATATAAGAAAGGAATGATACTAATGGCTGATGCCCAGAATACTAAATTGGGTAAACAAAAACTTCTTTCAACCCCAATTGAACAAATCAACAAAGCATTTATCGAAGACATGTTTGCATCATATCATGATCGTGAAACTGGTACTTTTAAACATGCGAATTTTGATTGTAATGCACATATAATGTTAACACCGGAAGAGTATCCGTATGTTGTTGGACCAACAGAAACATCACTTGGAATGTTGTTATTCAATCGAGTTGTATTGGAGAAAACACATATAATCCAAGTAACAAAATATTGGAATATTCCATTAAGCAATAAAGGAATGGAATCATTTGAAACCATGCTGGCGCAATTAGTTATTGCAGATCAGATTACAACTGAAGACCAAGCAAATGTTATTGATACCCGTGATCATTTAGCAGCATGGATTTGTTGTTATATCGGAACTGCGGTTTCATCATCATTATTGATGCCAATGGAAAACGTAAATAAACGTAAAGTGGAATTATTTAAACAACTTTCAAATGATGTCAATTCAAATGACCCGGTTAAACAGATTCTTGCAACCAATTCAATTGAAAAAGAATTAATTGGAATGGTTAAAACAAATTTGAAAAACGCTGGTGAATCAAATGATTTATTCAATTCCGGTGTTTATAATTTGGACAATAATTACAAAACAATCAATGTTATGCGTGGTGCAGTATTCAATGATATTACGCAAAAATATGATGTTGTTGAATCTTCAATGATGGATGGCATTGATCGAAAGGATATTCCTGCATTTGCCAATTCAGTTGTTGCTGGTGCATATCCTTCTGCAGTTGGTACTGCTGATGCTGGATATATGTCAAAACAAATGATGGCATTGCTCCAGTCAGAAGAATTAGACCCGAATCCAAAATCAGATTGTGGAACCAAAGCCACGATCCCATTATTGATTGATAAATCTACAGCGAAATATGTTTATAATCGTAATATAATGGAAGGTTCAAAAATAGTAACTCTTACACCAAAGAACATTAATTCTTATATGGGTAAAACGGTCAGATTGTGTTCACCGGTTTGTTGTACACACGATCGTATATGTGCGAAATGTGCAGGACCATTATTTTATAATCTTGGAAATATAACACATGTTGGTTTATTATGTACGCAATTCACCGATAAAATTCTTAACCTTAAACTGAAATCAAAACATAATCTTGCACAATCTGCAGGTACAATGAAAGTTGAACAAACAGTACTATCTCAGGCTGATAAGTTATTTATCAAAGATGGATATTTATTCAATAAAGAAAAAATGAGAATATTCATTCCACGTATCAAAGATGAATCAGAGGGTGATGACGTCGATCTCGTAGGATTCGAACGTGAAACTACGTACATTGCATGTCTCGGCATTGTACCCGTACAATTCTATGATAAGAGTGATAAACCAACAGCATCTACATTATTGACAATTCCTGCATTAATGTCGTTTAATTTGTATGCTGAGCCACAAGAAGATCCTGATAATATCATAATTACATACGAACCGAATTCTGCAATAACGCGTTTGTCAATTCGTCAGAATGTTGTAAATGTAGAATACTTTATCAATCAAATATTCCTGTATTCTAAGATTGCACAAATACCATATCCGCTCATAGTACAGATGATGTTCACATGTTTATCAATGAATAACATTGATTTGAGTTCACCATCTATTATATATGAGATGTTGACACGTCGTACATGCCGTACGGAAGACAACGATACATTCGCAAAGATATACGGTAAAAATCCCCAAGTAGATCCATTATCGTACAAAAAAGATAATTTCCGTTCACTTGTACAAACATCAAACTTTTTATCAGGATTATTATTCCAAGACATATCCAATTCTGTTAAGAAAGGATTATGTTCAACTTTGAATAATCGGAAAACGCGTGAAACACCACTCGAAGAAATTGTAAAAATATAATATTGTATCCCCCGGATATCCGGGGGATATTTATTAATGTATAAAGAAATCTTTGATCTTTTGCCAGATTGATTTCTTTGGAGGTTGACTACCGAAGATACTGTAATCCAATTTGAATCCTGCGGCACCACGGTGACCACCACCGCCGTATTTCTTGGCAATCTCAGAACAATCAACAGTTGGATTGCTACTGTATAATGAATACGACCAGCCCTTACCATTATATGCGAATCTACAAACCATGTCATGATTGTCATATTCGTCACCAAACTGATCACTGCCAGCAGTCAATGAATTCATACAATAACAATGGTTTTCAAATATGTCGGATTCAAAACCACCAATACTACGGAGTATTGCATTTCTTTCATTTTCATCTTCGATATAACGTTCACCGGATTGGATGGCTTGGAAGATAACACGATGGTTATCGTTGTATATTGCCTCCCACAAATCTTCGTTTTCTGGATCTGTGAACTCTTTTGGCATTCTCTTATATGCATATGAGAAAGGTTTCGTTTCATTCATTTTATGACGCCATACATCATGGTCATCAATCAACCGTACGATGAATGGTACACGATACTCTTTATCGGTATTACCATCAAATATTAGATGATCACGCATTTCAGTCAAATCAAAATCAACGTCCATTGGATGCTGACGTTTATCCGAATTCATACATGAATATATGAATGTAAGCAGACAACCGCTGATGGCTCCATTACGTTCATCATTTTCATCATGTACGAAATATACCCAATTCGGATCATCGATTTTGTTTTCCTTATAATAATCAACCGATGTTTTATGATGATCGATATGTACAATTTTACATTTGATATCAATACAATGTTTGATGAATGTTTCAACATCATCATTCATTGATATATCAACCAAATACACCATTGTACTTGGATCAACATCGCATTTGATTTCACCAGCGTAATTATATGCATAATACTCAGTATACGCTGGTCCTGCAAGTTCGTACTTAACCAATGCAGCAGCACAATGACCATCTGCATCAGTATGATGAACTACAAGTAATTTGCTATTCATATGAATTTCCTCCTTTGATAATATAAGTACCCTATAGTAATGGACAACCGTCCAAATATATAAGGAGTGATTTATATGTTAGAATTCTCAATTATTACGTTATCGACATTTGTAACCATTCTTGTTTCTACCACACGTTATATAGCATCATTATTCAAAAAGGATATATCATACTACTTACCAATCTTTGCGATTGTGTATGGTATAATACTTTCTGTATGTGGATACTATTTCACTGATGTTGAAATGGGTAACAATATCATTGAAGCGGTATTCATCGGAATATCTTCTGGTGCTGGTGCATGTGGTATTAATCAAGTTGGTAAACAACTCAACAAAAAAGGAAACCAGTCAGATGAAGATGTCCCTTCAACTAATGAGTTTCCTTTGATTGAGTTCGATGAAATCGCCACCGATGATCACCCAAAAGAGCCTGATGAGACCCATATCATCGATGACATCGATATACCATGATAAAGAGATCGAGACACCCGGGCATATAGCCCGGGTATACTCTAAGCTTATCTTTCGAACACAGTTTCTCCGTCTTGTACGACAGAGAATTTCGGATGTAGTATGTTGTCATTTGAAAACGCTTTGATTACATCTGTTATGTAAGTTTCGCTTTTCCAATTCATCAACGTATTCCTTTGCGACCGTGTTACTTTCAATGGCGTTTGGTCGATTGTGAGAATGCTAACTCGCGAACAATCGATTATTACCAGATAGATCTGCTCTCCCTTTTTCATGGTATATCTCCCTTCATCATTTAGTTATAGAAATGATTCTCCACACCATCTCCGTAGAAAGATGTGTAATGCGGAAAATCATCGCGATGCTGGAAGTAATACTCCACAGCATCAATGCATGACTGTGTCACGTTATCGTGATACCACGGCTCTGCATATTCGGGGTTATATTGATTAGGAGCAGTCAATACGTTGTAAACAGTTGATTCCAGTCCGTTTGTCCAACAGCCTTCCTCGACTCTGGTCATTACAGTATCGACCACCATTGCTTTATCGTACAAGCTTACCCAATCAGAACCCCATTCGGTTCCAACCGTGTTACAGAGGAATATACGTTCCTCTTCTGTTATGTAGCCATTTGCTACAGATGGATAGTATCCATAGTCGTTAGGTTCGAATGACATTTCCGTAACGTCGACATTCATGTCATTCTCGATATTCGTGTGATCGGCGTATGAAATAGGTACAGCGATATTCTCTGCTTCTTGAACCTCAGTAGTAGTTTCACTTAATTCTTCTACTGATGTTTCTGTTGTCTGAATACCGAATGTACCCTCGGTAGTGTAAGTTATCTGTACAACCGAGGTACTTAATGCTGTTGCAATAACAGGATACGGAACATTAGCTTCACTCTTGACCAATTCGTCAGTCACATGAATTCTTGCTCCTTTTCCAACTTTGCAACAACCGCTGACAAATGAGATTGTCATAAGTACCAATGCGATGAATTCCAGATAAACTTTAACATTAACCTTTTTCATTTTAATTACCATCCTTTTATGTGTATTGAAAATTTTGTTGGGATGGCATCTTGGGTACAAATGCCGACGGTCATCAGATACGGAGTTTCATATATATTTTCTGATAAGTGCCTTTGCGTACCAAGGTTGACTTACCAGTCCGTATATATGAAAACATCTTTTCCTCAGACCATAATAATGATATATATATCGTTTTTTGAAATTATAGATATATAACAAGGTTATTCTTCATGCCAATATAACTCGGAATGCGACATCGATAAACGTTTTAATGTTTTAGAACGAGCACGCCACCAGAACGTATCCATTGGTACAGATGTATCGACGACATCATAGTAGTGTCCGGGTTTACCGGCATAACGAACACGTCCTAACGATTGTTCAGCTGTAAGTTTACTACAATATGGAGTCATGTTAATTATGTCAGTTAATCCTTTAACATCAGTACCAACACCCATACTACCTAATGTAGATATTATTACATCTGCTTTCTTATTATATTCATTATCAGATTTACTGTTATTGGAATTAATGGTTCGAATTGATAATGCATATTTGAATTCATCTTCTTTATCCAATTCTTCAATTAGAAAATCCATTAATGAATCACATAACGCAATCAATGGTATTAATATTAATACTTTCGCATTTGAATCTCGTTTAAAACACTCCATTACTATCTCTTTGCAACACTTGAAATGACGTTTCTTTTTATCATATGCAATTACCCATTTACCGTATGATGCTGGACTCATACCTTTACCACGGGTAACTTGATAACGATAAATATTTGGACGACATTGTGAATCGAGTTTCACTGTAACGTAGTTCATCCATTTATCTGGAATATTGTTATTAAGTTCATTTGATGATTCATAGAAGGTTGCGGATTTAAATACATTCCAATATATTCGGTTTTCTTCACGTTGTGATCTACCAGGTGTTGCAGTAAGATAAATATTACGTTTTACATTACATACAGCATCAATCAACAATATATCTTTGAATTCCAAGTGAGCTTCATCGATTACTTTGATACCAATACCAAGATTCTTAATAATATTCTGTGCGATTTTCAAATCACCAATTCGTTTTAATCCCGCACGGAATGTTGCATGTGTAATCAAATACACGTCGTACTCTTCGTCATAGTTACCAATTGCGATGTTATATAATTCTTCGGTTTTTTCGATTTCATGTACATGTTGATGATCGAATCCATTCATCATGAATAACGATTCATTCCATTGTACACGTAATGTATCACGATGCATTATTATCAATGCTTTCTTTTTATACAAACCAATTCCATATCCAGTACAATATGTATTATGTGTAACGATATAATCATCTGTCAGATATAACTTATCAGAAGAATCAACTTGAATACATCTACATTGATATGTACCAAATTCTTTAATGTCTTTGATGTAGATTGGTTCTTTATTACGTTTGGTATATGTATTCCACCAACGTTTGAAATACTTACGACAATCTTCACATGTTTCCATTAATACGTGTGTATTTAAACCAAATTCAATACTGCAAACATTGCTGTATTTACTCAGTTTTAATTTAGCATAGCATTGACATGAACGGAATATATCAATGATGTCATTCAATAATGCTTTCTGGGTTGATGAGATAACTCTTGCATTGTTAGCCCATACCATTGATTCAAGTATTCCACCAAGTAATTCTAAACGTGAACGTGAATACTTCATCTCATTCGGAATTGAATCAATACCTTTGTAGAATATATCATCATGATTAATATAACGACCATGTTCATCAAGAAACTCAAATGAATTATTTTCAAATCGATATTCCCAATCGTTTATATTGCATAAATCCAATACAATCGATTGAACTTTATCAAGTTGATAATATTCGATATCGAATGTCAAATGTTTCTTATTATGATTTGCCAAACCAATACAAATTCCATATGTGAATGTATCAACTCTTTGTGGGATCCATGGGTAATCAATATAACCATTCTTTGGAATCTCATATCGATATTTACAACGTGTCATGTATGACATATATGAATTACGAATTTCATACAATGGTTTGATATGCCATTCACCATCTCCTTTTACACGCCAAAGATGTTCATCACCACAATACGTTTCTCGTCCATCTGAAAAAGTTACTTTATATACTTTCTGTGGACCATGGTCAAATGTTTTCAATACTTTACATTCAAAACCGCCGTTGTCAAATATGATACTACCGGGACGAATATCCGCCATTTTGACATATCCTTTTGGAGTTGCAATCTTTGCAAAGAATGGTTGCATTTTGCCAAATCCGGGTTTTTTCACAACGAACAACCGAGAATCATCTCGGTTGTCCACAAAATCATTTTCTCCTGCAATGAAATCAATAACGTCTTTCTGTTCTTCATTACGTGGTGATATCAGTTCCTCAAATTGGAAATCCATATCTTCACCTTCGTAATCAATATCATATTCAACATCGCAATTGATTAATAATTTCTTCAAGAATGGTATATCGATTCCTTTGTGAATATACAGTTCATTCGATGATTTATCCAACATAATTCCAAGAGTTATTGTTTCTTCAACAAACTCATCTTCATATGTCAATGTGTTTACTATCGGACCTAAACGTTCCATTGCATCTTCACCTGGAGTGACAACAACGCATGTGTTCCGAATAATAATTTTATACTTAATATCAATCACTTCTTTCTTCTAACAACAACCGATCATCAATCTTTTTTATATCTTTGATTTGACAATCTGTCAGTAATACAGTGAGAGGTTTCATTTTGTATGCTGAAGGGAATAAAACTTCAACACATTTCATTGGTTCTTCCATATACAAATTCCGTTGGTTAATCAATTTGATTACATGTGATAATGTACTATTAGGATCTTCCAACGGTGTATATACAACATTATATTTCTTTGCAAGTAATGCAATTGTCGTCATTTTGCCTATGAGACGACTCGATCTTTTTTCATCCATACTAATCAATTCCATTCCATTTATTTTTATTATTTTATATAATGATCTATATCATTCTTAATCATTATCCCCATATCAATTTTTTGTATATCAGCAATCTGTTCCTCAGAGAGTTTTCCATAAATCGTACCGAATGAATATGTACCAAAATCAGTATCACGATTCATTGCAAATAACAGATGTATGAGACTTCTGAGATTCTGGCGTTCATCAAGATTGTCATTATACTCAAATACCTTTACATTATATTTTATCCCCATATCAATGATTTGTTGTTTCATAATATCAGCTCCTTATGAAAGATATAAGATTGTCAACATTGTTATATTTCATCTGCATATTCAATTCTTGGGCTTGGTCTTCTGTAAGTTTAATACTTCCAGTAAACTTATTTTCCGCACGATTGTATATCAGATACGAATACAATGTCAACTGTTTGGTTTCTCCTTCTGTTGTGATTGTGTTTGTCGAGGGTTTCTTCTTAAAAATACTCATGATACATTCCATCCTTCTTTATAAAATTTAATGGGGAGAATTTCTCCCCATTATAATCATTGCAATGTTACACGTACAACTTTAACTCCATATACGTGTTTTGGTCTTTCTGGCGGAGCTGCCATTGTTAATACTGGTAATGATTCAATGTTAACTGTAGATACTCTACTGTCGGCATGATGTAATGTCAACTTCTGCGATTTATCAACGCAAAATACAGCTGCTAAATCATCTTGTGGTGACAGTTTGATTATTGGTTTGCATTCACCAAACTTCTTGGTTGCTGTTAAGAATTTCGAATGATTGATTCTAATTCTCCCGAGTTTCGTTACATATGCCAAGAATGGTTTATTCGAATTAACACAGAACATTCCTGCAACTTCATATCCATTTATAATGAACTGTCCATTTGCATCAACTGACATTACTTTATTCAAATCAGTTGTCTGGATACGCTTGCCCTGACCATCATTTGTGTATATCAATATATCCGTTAATGCATCTGGAACCTCTAACGCAGATACAATATATTCATCATTATCCAATTTCACCAACGGTTTCCTTGCAGTATTAGAAGGTATTCTGGATATTGGCATATACTTGATTCTGCCTCTATTGGATAACAACACAATATTGTTTGATGGATTTGATACAACTGATATACATTTTCCCATGGCACCACCACGACCAACTGATGTCATTGTGATTGGTTTATCATGTGGAACTTTTGTTGTATCAACCCAAACATATCCTGCTTTATCATCAATCAAACATACAGCTGTACCATTGATTGGAATTACATCAGATGACAAATGCTCAGGATTCTCAGTTTCAGAGAATATTACACTTCCGTCGGTTAATGTTTGAACAACACCAACATTGACAACTTCCTTTTCACCAGTATTAAGTATTGTACTACGACGTGGATATCCATATTTTTCTTTTATCTTTTCCATATCTTTGATGATTTCATCTTTGATATTCTCCGGTGTGGATATGATATTGCGTAAACGTTCAATTTCAGTTTTGATTTTATTGATTTCTGCAACTGTTTCTTCGTAACGTTTAATGGATAATTTATGTAATGGAACTTCTGCAACTAACTTCGCCTGTGATGATGATACATCAGGTTTATAATGTTTAACCAATAACTGAATGGTTTCTTCTTCATCACTGCCTTGACGACATAATTTGATAGTGGTATTCAGATTCTTTGGTGATAACATAAATGCTTTACCAACATTCTGATTGAACAGTTGTGTCTGCATAATCAATTGACGTTGTAACCATGCACGTTTTTCCATTACACGATTATTTATCCATGACAATAATATCTGTTTGACATTCATGTCTTTCATTTTGAAATTGGGTTCAACGACTAACATGTTTGTCGATGAAACGTTACTACGGAAACCGGATACACGTTTAAACAGTTTATTCAAAACCTGATAAAGGTTACATGGTCTACATCTAACTACGTATCTGATTTTACCTTCAATCAATTGAGATTCATCATCACCAGATAATATTTCCGGAATCGGATTTGTCGAATCCTGGATTTCATTCAAACGATCTCTGATGTCATCCAAATATTCACCATATGGAGTATTCTTGAAAATGATTTCATAATTACGATTATCAATTTCAAATGATGATTGGAACATGAAATGTTCATTATCAAGAATGATAATATCACATCCGGTTGGTGAATCTGGAATCAATTTAATCTTTGCATCTGGATTCTTAATCAACTTGATTGTCGCATTAATTACTTCATTCAGATTATATGGTGGAATATCAGTTGCATATCCTAAACCAATACCACAACTACCATTCAACAGAATCGTTGGTATCTTTGCGGGTAATGAAACTGGTTCAACGGTTTTACCATCATATGATGGAATCATGTTAACCTTTTTATCAAACTCGCTGAAGAATACATCTAACGTGAACTCAGATACATTCATTTGAAGATATCTTGGTGACGCTGCATCGTTACCATTAACCGCATTACCTGAGTTACCACCATCTGATGTATCCAGATATGGTACATTATTTGAGAAATCTTGTGCCATTGATGCAAATACCTGGCTTAAGCCAAGATCGCCATGGGGCGATAAGTGTAATACATCACCAACTGCAGAACCAACAGTGAATTGTTCTTTACGATAATTATTATAAACGGTATACAATATACGACGATGGATTGGTTTCAAACCATCAACCAATGCTGGAATTGCTCTGGCTAAATTGACATTGATACCATATAAACAATAATATCGTTTTGCTAATTCACCAAAATCAGATTGAGTCATATTTGGATTTCCGTATTCTTCATCTTTAATCGGTACATATAAATCGCCATTCATTGTGTTATACAACCTCCTATATTTAAAAAGCTACATACCTGTTGCCTCATATATAATATATATCACGAATGGCGGGAATTCCCGCCATTCATCGATTAAATTACTAACTCTTTACGTACCGATTGGATTATATCGGTTATAACCGGTACACCAAACCAATTGGATGTCAATGACATATAATTGTGATTCTTGAATGAATTCATGATTGGTCCAGCCATATCCTCTTCATGTTCATTTCCTTTAGAATCTTTCCAGATGTATTCTTGATTATATGAATTATTGTGACAATATTTATTACGGAATAAATCATTATCAATTCGACATTTATACAACAACGACAATTTGTCTTTATTATATGCCATCTTTTGATTCGGGTACATTGCTGCAGCATCCAAATCCGACGCACCATATATAATACTACTATAAGCACGTCCAGATGCAACCAATCCAGTTGGTTTGTTCTTTGCTGGATCTGCAACATATGCTCCTTTGAATGCACCATCAATTGTACGATCAATTACCGCACGATTCGACATTACATATCCGAATTCTTCAAACAATTGGTCTTTGGAATTACGCACAATGTGAGTTTCTTGGAAACATTTTGAATACGCCGTTGAGAATGTATATGCACGTGAATACAATGTTTGTGCATCGTTTACTTTGGTTTCAATTGCAACTTGTACAACAACGTCACGGATATTATATAATATGAATTTGATATAATCAGTGTATGCAAACTCACGGAATATACCACTCTTAGTATCGGTTAACTTTTCAATCTTTGCAACCTTTTTACCAATTGCATTTAAACGATACGATGGTTCTTCAGATTGTGATTTTCTGATGGCTGCATACAAACGTTCCTGACATAAGTATTGAGAATATGTTGATGCATAGAACCAATCTCGGTTTGTTTTCATACTGAAATTATCCGAGTTATCTTTACTGAAACGATATTCTTTTGATTTGAATATTTGCGGAACCACGATATCAATTGGATCATAACCCAACCATTGTGCACGATTCGGAAGATAATTAAAATCGAATGGTGCATTCCATGCGAATACGAACATTGGTCGATGTTTGTTTGCATGTTCATATACGGAATTGATTAAACGTGCTTCCGCACCACCAAATGATATTCTATTATCTGATTCCCAGAATAATAATTTGACATCATAACCTTCCAGATATTTCAGATTATCATCATCTGCATCAATATGAACCGGACAATTATTATTGGATGGATTACCCAAAATCATTTGAATGAATTCTTCTTGATGCGATTTAATCCAATCATATTCGATTTGTTGTTGTTTACATAATTCATCGAAATGTTTTTGTTCTTCCGGTGTTTTACCATTTAACTTTTTACGCGGTTCCAACAAATCAACATATACGATTTTATCATGTGGATATATTGATGTAACCGTATTTACATTCGTACGAACATCATACGGATTACCAAGATCCGGTTGATAATCAATAACATCGATCTCAATATCGATAAATCCCGCGGTTACCTTGGACACATCGCAAGTATCTGTGAATTCATGTAACCAACGAATGCGGAAATATGCATCTGGTTGGAAATCACATTTATATGACCATGGATTCTGACACATACGTTTCTGGAAATCAGGATGATAAAGTGCATCGCAATTCTGTTCATAATATTCCTTATATGTCATATCAATCAGATGTGAACCATCTTCAGAATACATTTTCGCATTTCCAGCATGTTCATATATCATTTTCGGAATTTGTGAAACTTTACAGAATACACGATATGCATGTTTGATTTTGATTTGTGGCATTTGATATGCATCATCAGGTTTATGTTGTTCACGCATTTTATTACGGAAATATTGATCAACACAGAATCCATCTAATGTATATCGATAATCTTCACGTGTGAACCATATATCGACGATTGGTGCAATATATTTAACTTCCAAACGTTTTGTTTCTGGGTCTAAGTAAACCACTTCGAATGATTCGTTTGGACGTTTACGATAACGCACATCGAATAATACTGCACCTTCCGGAAATTCTTTACGTAAATCCGGTGGTGGTGTGCCAATTGTTTCGATACTATTATCGATCAAATATTGTTCAAATTTATTCATATTAATAACCCTCATGAATTGTTAATGAATCATCGTTTTCAATCCATTCCTGAACAACGACGGTTCTAACGCTTTTGTTCTTAGTACGGAATACTATTTTTGTTATTCCGGAATTAAGAATTAATCGTTTACACATTGAACAACAATCTGCTTCTGTGAATGAACCATCCATTTCAACACCAACCAAATACAATGTCGCTCCTTTACGACGATTTGGATCCGCGTTCATAATTGCATTCATTTCAGCATGTGAACTACGACATGCTTCATACATTTTACCTGCGGGAATATTATTTTCTTTTCGGAAACATGTGCCTAACGCACAACAGTTTATACGACCACGTGGTGCACCATTGTAACCAGTTGCAATTATTGTATCATCTTTAACAATAACAGCACCGAACTTTCTACGGATACATGTTGAACGTGATGAAACAACCGTTGCAATATTTAAATAATATTCAACCTTCGAAGGCCGTTCATTATTATCATCAACAATTTTCTCACCGGTATAAGCAGGATTTGTTGGAACGATGTTTTCATCGATATACCGATGCCATTCGCCATTTGATGGTGGTAACTCACACAGTTTAGCATCAATGGATTTGTTTTCATTATGGAAGTTTAATGATTTCTCAAATACACTTCCTTCAAAATTACTGTCATTCTGTACGCCCATAAACGTAACCTCCTATTGAAATAAATTTTTGTACAAATGAGTTCTCTTGTACACGATAATGATATAAATACAAATCAAAAAAATATAATACCCGGGGATTAACCCCGGGTGTATATATTGAAATCCCACCAACAGATCAAAGGAGGTTCCGACGGCTGTAATCAGGAATGTTTGAGTTGATGGAATTATCTGGCTGTTACGGCAAATGAGTAACTAAAGCGGCTACTGGATCATCACCAAGTAAATCACCAACTCCAGTTATCTTGTAAAAGTATTTTTTTGATTCAAATGTTGGAGCAGATGGTTCGTCTGCCAATGAAACTTCTTCACCTTGTTCATTAACATACCAATATTTCTTATATCCATCTGCACCAGTATCAGTCCAGTTTGCAGGTTGAGTTTTAGGATATACACGGTTGTATGTACTCATGATTGCATATGCTTTTGATATCGCATATCTATCTTGGTTAGAAAGTTCGCTGTTACGCATAACATCACCAGCTTCAATATCCTCTTCGGTTCTGGATGGATCTGCCTCACGACACATGCTAACCTGGCTGAGATATGTTAGTATATCTGTACCATCTCTACTGTCAACCATACCGTCATTGTTGAAATCTCCTAACAGTCTCGGCATATAAATCACCTCCTAATTATAAGCCGATGAATATGAATGGACTCTTCGTACGATCGATCCAGTTCAATATTGCAATCATTTTGTCATTGTGTACAGATACACATCCTCCGGTTGCAGCAGGTGTAGAATCGTTGTTCGAACTATGGAGGAAGTATGCAGAACCAGCACCAGCTCCTTCATCTGGTGTAATTGGTTTCTGTACATGTGGTGGCATATTAAAACGAATAACGATTGCATTTCTATATGATGTATCCACATAATCATACAAACGTTCGGTAGCATTGGTAGAAACACCACTGAAATTTGCATAATATTTACCATAATCGAATGCTGTATCCGCACCAGATATAGTTGTGGTTTTATCACTTTTATAGAAAACACTGGTAGCCCAGTCAGCACGTTTCCATTGTATAAGATGGAATGGATTTTGAGCAGTATCGAAGAATGTATTATACCATGATGGATATGATTCAACTTGTTGCTGTGGTGAATTACCTGCGTCAATCCAATGCATAGTTGCTTCGAGTTTCTTATAATTGATTTTCAAACCAGTACGTGTTTCTTTACCGAAAGCACCAATATCATCAGCGCATGTAGACCAGTTACCAAGTCGCCATGCTCCGGCGGGAGTTCTGCTTGTGTTGTAATGATTTTCACGAACTTCACTGACTGGTTTAATTCCAGCTTCACCAACCTTTGCTGCAACATTCGTTAATCCAGATACAGCAGTCCATGTGCCACCACTGACTTCATAGCAGTTAAGAATTGCATCTGAGCCACCATTGCCTTTGAGTGTGATAATCTGATTCGGGTGTGATGATGTGATAGTATTGTTGAATGTGGTTTGATATGTAGATGAACAGTTGGAAATGAACGTTGCGAGATCACCAGAAGCTGCAGGTGCAGTTTCGGGATCAGCAGGTACGAGTGACTCACCAGGATCATCGCCACCACCGCCACTGTGTTCGGCATTCTTATATGTATCATAAAAGTCAACACCTTCTGATACTGGTATACTGATCAAACGTTTAACCAACTTGTCACGCTCTTCTTGTGTTGGTGGATCTGAGAATGTTATCGCAGTTGGAGTCCAATACTTATCACGGATTTCTTCACATTGTGCTTTATTAAGACCATCTTCCGGTGTACCAATGATTGTTTTGATACTGGAAAGAATATCCGGTTGACCAGCTTTCCATCCACTGTCATCGGCATGCTCATATGTAGCGTCAATACCAGCATTCATATCAGCATCGAGCTGAGCGATTGTATCATAATCCATTCTATATGCTTCACCCCAAAGACGTTGTGATTTCTCCCACATATCATTGAGACTCTTAGCAGAAATGGTTTGTAATGTAAGCATAACATCAGCCTGATATACTTTAAGATCGAGAATATGATCAGTAACATCATCACGGTATTCATCCAATGTTTTAACTTCAGGATCAACAGGTGGAATGATTTCTTGAGCATCTAATTCTGCGATAAATGTTTGTACATTGTATCCAGTGGGTTTATCCTGTTTATCAATATATTTCTTTAACAGATAACGATCAACACCGGAAACAAAACCATTCTGATGTAATGATGCAACAGCAGCTTGCTCGGGAATGATACCGCCATTCTTTACATCGATTGGAACTTTTTGTCCTTCCTGATAATCAATGAAAGTACGTGCACAATTATTTGCCAATGCATAATCATACACATTAAGATCATTAGCATCAATGACACCACGACCTTCACCATCACCGGTTGCAGGGAATAAGTCTCCAAGCATTCTTGGATTGTCTGGCATAATAAGACCTCCTTTTATTTAGTAACATCATTGATTCGCATCATTATCCATGTTGCAATCAAACATATGTATGCGACAATCAATTCTTTTTTAACACCATACTTTTTTACGTATGGAGCAACGATTGGTTTACCGGGAATACAACGATCAACCTTCGTTGGTAAATTGGTAATCTCACCGATATATACAGACGAATTTATTTCTTCAATTTTATGTCCTTCCTTTACAATGAATACATAGAATATCAAATCAATCAATTCACCAATATCACGATGAGAAACTTTCTGTGCCAATTCGTATAATGCTTTTGAAGAAACGTTTTTCAATTTCGCCACCCCGGTATACAAATTACTCTCGGTTGTATACAAAGAGTCACCACGTTTCATCAATTGCATCAATTTATTACGTATTTGCGAAGTATCATCAGTTACGATATATTCATGTTGACCAGTTTCAGCATCTTCGTTTACACGATTTCCTTCGGTTTGATTCTTGTAATAAACATTTGCCAATTGTTGCATTGCTTGACGTATCTGAGTACGTACACGATTTAAAAACATAACGATTGTTTTCATCGTTGTATTGATGGTAAGTTGTGTTTTATAAAACGCGTATGCAGAATCAACTTTATCAGAAATCCATGTCATCATATCTTCGGCTTTAACAATATCCCAGTTTCTATTAAGATGCATATACGTGTAAGCCATTACTTTTTCATCAGGCAATCCATGATAAAATTTATTGAACATAACATGATATACGGTTAATGCCAATTGTTGACGTGCAGAATCACGAACATAACGATTGAATGTCATGTCGGAATAAAACAAAACGATTGCGTGAATAATATTCGTTGGTGTTGCAATGATTGTTTTGAAATCACTACCATTAATATCTTCACATAAAGATTTGATTGTTTTCTTAAACGACTCCAATTCAAATCCGAATACACCAAGAATATTATCAACGTATTTCTTTGGGAATGAAACACGTTTTGTTGGAAATTCACGTGCTAACATATCCGCATTTGCTTCAATGAATTCAGTACCGAATTTCAAATATTCATCAGAACCTTTTTTGGTATCCAATGTTTTCATAATCGGTTCAATGATTTCTGCACGTAATCTCATTGTAGAATCATTTGATTCTTGAATGAATGACATTGCTTCATCTATACCGAAATAACTTTCATCAATGAAATCCATTGTGTAACCTCCTTTAAATATAAGATTACGAATCGGTTTTTCAAACAATAAAAAGTAGAAGGCGGGATATACCCGCCTCCATATTACTTTCTCTTCTTTTTCTTTGATGAGTAATTGTTGGTTGACTCCGTTGTATCAGTATCAGTTGATGAATCTGATGTTTCGTCGGTTGTTTCTTCTGTTGTATCAACTGATTCTTCCGATACTTCAGGCACAGTTTCAACCACCGGAGTTTCGTATGTTTCCTTGGTGGTTTCAACGGTTTCAGAAGGAGTTTCCTCAGGAACAGTTTCCGGTACAGCTTCTACAGTTGCAGGAACCTCGTCTACCTGTTTCTTTGTAGACTTCTTCTTCTTTTCAACCTTTGTTGCGGGAACCTTAACTGGTTCAATAGGTGCGGCTGTCTGTGCAACTGCAGCGACAGTTCTTCTCATGAGGAAATTCTTGTAGTTACGTGTTGTAACTTGAACACCTGTCATCACGTCAAATACTCGGATATTACGTGTCTTTATAAGTGTCTCCAGAACTCCATCGGTTACATCAACATTAGTCACAGGCAGTATTATTCCCAGTACAGGGCATACACCTTTACCCACGATATTTACTCTCATGGATGTATCACCACTTTCGTTAGTATAGTTCTATCAATGATGATAGATTACACATTGGTTGAAGACCAAACTATAATATTCTACTATAAAGGAGGTAAACAAATGAGTCGTAAGGTAAAATGTTTATTCTGCGATCGTTCATTTAATGATAAACACAAATATTGTGACCATGTGGTTTACAAACATAACAATCAAATTCCCGAAGATTGTGATGATGGATATGAATTCGCATATTCATTATTTGTCAATAAACCAATGGGACGTTTATGTTTGATGTGTCGTAAACGTAAAGTCGCATTCAATGATGATACATTAAAATATGCTCGACTGTGTGATGATCCAAAATGCAAAGAAGCATATGTTAAAATGATGAAATCAAGAATGGTGAATGTTTATGGTAAAGAACATTTATTGAATGATGGTGAACAACAACGGAAGATGATGATAAATCACGCTGATGCACGTGATTATGTATGGGATGATAAACATAAATTCCGTGTAATCGGTAATTACGAAGTTGATTTTCTGAATCATCTGAAAGACATGGATTGGAGCCCAGATGATATCATTGCACCATCACCGGTTGATTTCCATTATAAATGGGGAGACGGTTCACAACATTTGTACATTCCAGATTTCTTTATTCCATCATTGAATCTTCATGTTGAAATCAAACAAGGTAATTTCAATACATCATTCATGGAACACAACCGTGATATCGAAGCACGTAAAGACCAAATGATGAGAAATGAATGCAAACGAACCGGAATGCATTACATCAAAATACTGGATAAAAATTACGACGAATTCGATGATGAATATGTTGAGTCACCGAACAATCGTCCTGACCAGGGGTGATGCATATGAGTAAAACACATAAAACAATCAAAATGATTATTGAGAAATATCCTGAGATAATAACATTATCCACCAAAGGAGATATCTCAAATAAATCTGATGAATATTTATTAACGATAATGCGATCGAATGTGTCAGTTTCCAGTGAATTGGTATTTGCAAATGCAACGCAATCCACATCAATCATATTGACATTATTGATCGAGAAATTGTATGATTTCCATATGAACGGTAAAGATACTTCAGTAATATGTGAAATGATACGTGAACAATTAAAAGCGAGGTGATTAATCATGTTAGACGAAGTAGGAATCACGCTCCAAGAAATCAATAAGAAATATCCATCATCCGTACAGACTCTTGGATATGATGTTGCACTTGATTATGATACCGCATACAAACCAAAAGTATTATCAACGTTTGAAATGTGTGTAAATATTGTTCAAGCATTGTTATTCATGAAACCCGGTCAGTATCCATCAATACCGGAACTTGGAATTGATATTGAATCGTACTTACATAAATATGCTGATGATCATATGGTACCAAAAACCATTAAAGCACAAATCGAAGAACAATGTAATCGTATATCATTAACTGGTATAACAATCGATTGTATGATGGATGAACTGGAATCTCAGCCTGCGTTACTCATACAGATTACTGGTACGGAACGTATTGCAATTGGGTCACAGACTCATAAGGTCATCATCGGTATATCATATGATCAATTGAATAATCTTTATTCAAAGAAAATATACATATAAGGAGTGAAGTATAATGAATAGTATTCAAGACATTATCCTTGAATCCGAATATAATGTATTGATGGCATTATCGGAATATTATGAAAAACAGATAATGTTTGAAACGGTAATCATGGAAGCTGGTGTTACAACAATAACACCTGAACGAACTTCACCAAACAATGGAAACTTGATACAACGATTCATTGAATGGTGTCGTAAGATGGTTGATAATATAAAAAGTAAAACCAATAAAGTACCAAAACGAACACCGGTTCCACCCCCAATGGTAAAACCGGCAGAAACAATCATCCAAGCTGCAAATGAATATTCCGATGCTGCGACTAATGTAACTTTTACACCAGAGAGAATTGCTCAGATAATGGAGGAAGTCAACAGAAAAGTTCAGATGACTCCAGAACAAGCAGAAGCGTTTAAACAGAAATTGTCTGAACGATCAGCTGAATCTAATTCATCATTGACGATTGACAATCTGCAAGAAGCCACCAATAGAGTCAATCAAGCAATCGATCAAATCAGCAACAATGTTCAACAAATGGAAAATGTTGCTGGTCAAGCACAGGATGCAGTTAACCAGAATAAACTTAAGGCAGAAAAAGAAAAGCTTAAAACCGGTGGTGGTATCTTAAAGCGTTTGAGTAATTTAATCAGTTCAATGACGTCATCTGTTTCTAGTATTGAAGGTGAACCTATTTCAGATCTCAAGGGTTACACCCAGAATATCATAGATACTATAAAGAATGCCAAGTCACCACAGGACGCACAAAAGGCATATGATAAAGCAGTAGAAACATATGACAAGTTGACTAGATTCTATAAAGACAAATTGAAAAATGGTCCCGTGACAAAACAGGAAGCTGACTATTGTAAATCACAAATACAGAAAGTACAGCAAGCGTCGAATAATGTTACTCAGTCATATAAAGGTAATCTATCACAATCACCAAAGGGTGGTATCATCGGTGATCCAATGCCAGATCCAGCAGAATATTTCCAGAAAGCAACTGAAGATATCAAGAAAGCAGCTAACTATGATGATCTCAGTGATATATGGAATAATGTTATCAAAGAGAAACGTGCTGCAATTGATTGGTATAAACAAAAGTCCGAAGACAGTAATACATCGGCAAATGAACGTAAGTTCTGTAAGGATAAAATGAAGATTGTTGAGCAGTGGTACAAAGGATATGCTGATACCGCTAAACAGCTCAGTGATTCTTTCGTTGATCAGATGAGAGATAACCAGAATGGTGGTGGCGGTCAGAATACTAATGAACCCGCTCCTGAACAACAGCAACAACAGAATGGACGTAGAGTATCACCGGAAGCACAGAATATATTGAATGATATAAATGGTACACAAAATCCACCACAACAAAACCCCACACCTGAACAGCAATCGAAACAGGCACAACCTCAACAGAATCAGAATGGTGGTTTAACATCATCTGGCGCCGCTACACCGATAACAGGTACGCAGTTGTTTGATTTGGTGAAGAATAAGCTCAGCACATCTGGTCAATATTATGATTGGGATGCTCAAAATAAACAGCTTGTTCCAGGTAATAATCGTAGTAGATATGTTGCAGATCCTTCAACTGGTCTGGTATATCCGTTTGTAACAGCTCCTTATCAAATAGCAGCAATGGCATTCAATAATAATGTATTCAACTATTCTGGTGGTAGTTTCACTATCAGTGATGCTTCAGTTATTACACCTGCACAAGTATCAAATGGTAAGATCACACAACCTGGTTCTATTCAGAAGGATGGTGCTGCTAATAATGGTGGTGGTCAAACTGATCAAACTCGGCAGCAAACGCAGCAAACACAACCTCAACAGAATCCAACACAAACCGCTCAACCTCAGCAACAACAGAGTCAGAATAATCCACAACCAACACCGCAACAGAATACTCAACAACAGAATGTGGGAACCAATAATGCTGGTTCGATAACAGGTGCACAGTTGTTTGATTTAATAAAGAATAACTTGTCTAAGACTGGTAAACGTAGAAGATGGAATGTTGGTACTCAATTACTTGAGTTTTCAACTAATGGTCCACTTATATCTGACAGTGGAGGTAACGTATATCCATATACAACTGAACCGTATCAGGTTCGTGTAAATACACTTAACCCACAGCTATTTGATGTCGTTGGAAAAGGTGGTTTAGACAATTCAACGCTTATAACTCCAGCAAAATTCAACGATCATGGTGATCTTCTCAGTAAAGGTGTAATCAGACAAGGTGATGGTTCTGCACCAGCTCCAACTGGAGGAACACAACCAACTCAGAATAATCCACAACCAACACCGCAACAGAATCCTATTCCTGAACAGCAGGCTCAGAACGGTCAACCACAGCCAGCACCGCAACAGCAGCAACAAAATAATCAACAACAGCAACAGCCACAGAATAATACAAACAATGGTGATACCATCAATGGCGAACAGCTCGTATATACTGTTGAGAACATAGCTAAAACTGCGAATCGAATGCAATTCTCACCTGGACTGAGTACAATTAAGCCTAATCAGCTTGAGATGTGGACTTCATCCGGTCATGGTGAAGGGGGCAAAAAATATATAATTGATAAAGATACTTTGTTGGTTTATCCTATAATTGAAATGAACAATATGCCTATGAAACCAGCATTGAGATTCAACAGATCACCATTCGATATCAATGTCAGAGTATTCGATATTGATACACCATTCACGCCAGCAAAGGTTGATAATTTACAAGATAAAAATATAATACAAAGAGGAAGTTTCGGTTAATAAGGTGATTTAAATGGCAGATATAAAAAATAAACGTGGTCAAATTGAGACACTTGTTTATCGTACTATGAATGCATTAGATCCTTCTGGTGCAAATACTGCAAAGTATAAATCGATATTCTCTAAAATGAATGATGCTCAATTCTCCAAATGGATGTCAGCATTTCTTGCAGATCCAAAAGCCAATATGCGTTTAGATATTGAGGAATTCGATAAATCGAAAACACTCAAATATGAAAACGTAGAAAAAGCTGCAAAACAAATGGGTCTTGATTTATATGAGTATGTGTATATTCCTCATGTATCATCAAATCCAAATCGTCCGGTTCGCACAAGAACTCCGGTATTGGTTGGATATTTGAATGTCAAAACCGTACAACAGCTCCAGACTAAAAAATCAACTGGTGTTATTAATGACCTTGATAGAGATGATCTTACCGGTATCGCAAAGGGTGAATCTAAAGGTGGTACTTTCTCTGGTATTGAGAATGAGATTCTCATTGGTCTTGGTGCAAAGAATGTATTGTCAGAAGTATGTGGTGTTCGTGGAGATAACATGGTTGAATATGAAAACATGTTAGAGAAGATATCTGAATCTGGAAGTTGTTCATTGAAAGATATCAAAACGAATTCACTCGATAAACCGACATTATTGAAAACCGATTTATTCTTAAAGGCAATGGGAATAAAAACTGATATTGTATCAGAAGCATATTACAATACTGGATTGGTACGTGCTCAATTTACCGAAGATTAAAAATGATGACCCCGGGATATCCCGGGGTCTACATTAAACAAATTAAAACGCTGTAATTACGGAGATAATTTCGTCAGGACCATCATGAAGATGGTAATGGAAATTTTCTGACTTAATCGTCCGTTCAAAAAATAAACAAAAAAGCACACCCTTGATGGATGTGCTTTTATTCGTTTGATCATTACAGTATTATTTTTATACTACCCCTGTTGAGATGGGAGAGTCTCATCGATGATTAGAATCTGTCGATGAAGTTCTTAATGGTCTGCTTAGCAGCTTCCTTCTGGAGACGAGCCTTTGTCGTCTGAAATGTTGAGCCGTCCTCGCGGATGGCTGTAACTGTCGAGCCAGTGAAGGTGCGCTGTGCCTTAGCGCTAGCCTTCGTCATAGCGTTTGTGCCTGTGAGAACCCCACCGTTCTCTGTGCGGATGCCTATAAGTCCGTTCATAGCTAATGTTTTTCTTGTCATAATGACCATCCTTTCATAATGGAAAATAGATTGATATTTGAGTGAATCCAGAGTAATATATTTTACTCTTTCTTCATATTAATAATATATATATGGAATTTAAGAATTCTAGATGGTTTGAAAAACCAGCATGTAATCTACATTGGGTCTACGAACATATATGGTATACTCAATATAAATGATTAATATTTTTAGGAAGGAATGATAATGAATGAATATAACTACTGAAAAGCAGACTGGTAAAATACCTTTCAAGTTCACTCCGCATTTCAAAGAGAAGTTTGAAACAAGTATGAAGCTGTATCAGATGGCTCTTGATAAGCTCAATGATTCTGTACATTCAGCAACCAACTGTGACTATGGTTATTGCAGTAATAAGTATTCAGTTAGACTCATAACACCGAATGATATTTCTACATATGTATCAAACTTGATAAAAGCATTCCGTATTGGTATGCTTCAGTACAACATTGATGATATCCAGAAATTCTCGGTTGAGTCTGCATATCGTTTTATCTCAGATCATGATGATACACCGTTTGATGACACAAATGTTCTTGGAGCATTCTCCGGTACGTATATCAATCCACGCGATTTTACTCTTACTGACTTATTGCAGATTGCACATAATGAAGTATTCCCAACATCGTTGAAATCCAATTACGAAATCGGTGTTCAAAAGATGAATGTCAAAGAGGATCTTCGTAAGGTAAATGATCTGCATTTCTCCGGTGTAATGAAGAACATTGTAAGTGCATTACCGGGTTTGATTGATCGTTCAGATTCCATTTGGCAACAGTATCGTCCGTTGCTCAGTGAAACATTCACCAATGCAATCGAAGGTTTCATCATGTTCGCAATATTGTTGAATACATGTACAATCGTCGGCATGACAAATTATGTTGATCCTCATGTAAGTTACAATACCAAGGAACTCGGTGACGGTGATAACCAAGTTCACCAGGAATCGGTTAATACAACCAAAAACAAGCCCGTATTCATTGTATTGTCTGAGGGTAAAACACCACTTCTGTCAAATGCAATTCGTGCAAAAACCAAAAGTAATTTCTCACATGCATCAATTTCATTTGATCCGAATTTGAAACGTATGTGGTCATATGGTAGACCATCACTCAATCCCGATGGAACCATGAACAATGTGAAGTTCGGTTTCAAATACGAAGATATCGATGAACGTTTATTCCGCGGTAAACATGTCAACATCGGTGTGTATGCAATTTATCTTCCATCGAAAGCAGTATCCGAAATGGAGAAATACATCGAAGGTTACTTAGGAATGAAAACCAAATTCGATTGGGGTGCAATGTTATCTCAATTATTCAGTAAAGATAAAACCCCCAGTGAAGATAAGTATCGTCGTATATGTTCAACATTTGTTGATACCGTACTCAAACAGGTTGGTGTAAATCTGACAGGAAAGAATTCGCCGAATCCAGGTGACTTCCAAACTATCTTAGATGATGCTGATACCAATAAAGTGGTTAATGTATTCTATGGAGATTCCAATAATTATTCACCGTCGAATGTAAAGAAAAAGTTAAAAGCATTCACATCGGAGAAAGCATCAGTTACATATGAATCATTCGTAACCGAGTGTTGTTTACTTAAAACGGATGATACAATATTCCGTTCGAAGATTCCATTCAGTATCAATTTCCGTGAACTCGTACTTGGTGATATGACACCACGTTTCACCGATGTAAAAGCAGCTCTTTATTACGTAATCAAGAATCCAAAATCACCAATTGCACAATTACTCACGAAGTATGTTACATTGAATAATGTATGTTTACCGGATGCAAGTATGGTAACAAACATGATATTCAAATATGATGAACCACGACATGATTCCAATAATAGTTGGTTCAATAATAAAACCGGTGAACGTATATTCGAAGATATGTACAGATTAAACGATTTCCACACTGATGTTGATTGGTTGGACAAAATCGTTTATGGTTCTCCGGCATATGATTCCAATTATCGTCGTGATAATCCCGGTAATCAGAATGTACATCCAATTCTGAATACACTGGATACTATTTATCATATATACGGTGATAAACATTTGGTATCAAATGAAGAAGTTGCAAATCACATTATCGCAGTTGGTAATGTAATGCTCGGTATTATAAATTCATATTGTCACGGTGAAGTATGTAACTATGAAATGGTCAAAGATGTATTGGCTGTTCTTGGAGAGATTGAAACTCGTTGCATACTGAAATTGTATCATAACAATACACGTGTTATTGATAATTCCGATACAATGATGGATACCATGGCACCGGGATATATGTACGTGGAATACTTCGTTCAGGAAGAAGAAACACCAAATACGAATAATACCGCAAATGCAAAACCAACAGTCAATGTTACACGTAAATCCGATAGTAAGATTGTCAATGGTGCGAAAAACATTAAATTGCAACTTGGTAATTTAATATCGAAATTCGTTCGTTGGTGTGCTGACAATCTGGCGAAAGTATCAACAAAGTTTGCTGAAAAACATCGTCTGGAAATTGCATGGGTTGAAAAGAACGACAATACCAATCAACAGGTTGCACAATCTTTGGACAGCGGTAATCTGAATATCACCGTAAATAATTTCCCGAAATACAATGTTAATATTCAGGCATTGACAAATATCCATAATTATAAAGATAAAATTGAAGCAGCATGTAATCAGCAGTCAGTTGATAAGAATGCATTGTTTAAGGAATTACTTCCTGACGGATTAAAGGATAAGATTACATTTGACAGTAACGAAAGTACTGATCTGAAAGTTCAGAACTGGGTATTGTACGGTAATGTCGATGCACAACCGGATCAAACTCCTACGCCGGTTAAAGGTAAAGACTTCTTGGATCTGTGTAAGAATATAACAGAATCAACGAATGCTTTGAAGAATTTCAGCAGTATTTCAAAACAACTCAGTGACGCAGCGAATGCACTCAAACAGAAAGTTGATCAAACAACTGTAAAAGAATCATTTGTTGATTCAGTTGATGGTAATTTCTATGCTGAAGATGGTGTGAAAGTTCAAGTTAAACCACATAACCCAAATGCAAATAATACAGCATCAAATCCTTCAACACCACCAGCACCCGCTGATGCGAATAAAAATAATAATCAGCAAAATGGTCAACAACAATCCGACCAAAATAACAACAATACAACCAATGTTGTCAAGGATGTATATGAGGTTGTAAAGAAATTAGCAGAGATATTTGCAGTTCGTACCACTAATACTCTGATTAATAAATTCTATAAGGATTCTTATAATGTATACCGTGATATCGTTCAAGCATACAAACAGGAAGTTCCGAACAACAATCAGAATACACCAGCAACAGCAACCAATACCAATAATGCATCATAAGGAGGTGAAATAATATGCCAAAATTCAATAGAAAAGAAATCGAAAGAGTTATCAGTGAATCACCGGATCTCATCACAGCATTAGAAGCAGTTGGAGCAATGTATTGTATTCCACCATCACACATTCTCCAAGATGATTCACAGCAAACAATCAAAGTTGTAAATGATACAATCATTGCGCCAAACCGTAAGAATGCACTCGCAAATACACAATCTGTTGTATGTGCAATTGGTTCGGTTCTTGATTACATTTCACAACGCATCGATGATAAACTTTCAACATATCAGCATGATGCAATGGAGAAATCCAAACTCGATGAAGCAGTTGCTTCCAGTGACCCAAATAAAGGTACAGTCATTTCACGTCATGTTACCGATGAAGGTGACGAAATACTCGTATATGATTCAGGTATTGTTGATCGACCAATGACACGTTCTGCGTTGTTAAAAGTCGCAGAGTTAAAACGTAATGGTGTTATTCCGGAAAAGAAAGAACTCGTTCAAGAGAAACCAAAGTCAACATATTTCACCGATGCTGATGATATATCAAATGGTGCCGGTGAAGATTCATCAGCAGAAGCACCATCATCTGATACAGAAACCGACGTATCAAACGCAGTTGGTGAATCCGCCGAGTTATTGGATCTCGTTACAGAATACAATAATTCAACACATCTTGGATATGATATATTCACAGAAATGGGTTTCAAATTATTCCCGAATGATCAATACATTCAGGAATCGAAGTCCAAAAAAAAAGTTTCTGCGAGGCAAATAAAACCTGAGGACATCAAACACATGAAGTTTGATAACAAACACATTCTCAAAGCCGTTAAGTATTTCAATGCTGCACGTGCTGAACAGAAAGAGGTTAAGTTTGCCAAAGACATCAATATTCAGAAATTCGTTAACAGTCCCAATTACAATAAAGGCGTTAAAGAATTAGAAGAACAATTCGATTGCCATATCGCATATAAGTTCATCAAGAACAATGAAGGATATGAGAACGCCGGTACACTCACATATGATCCAGATGAAACATATGCACATCAATTGACAATATCCAAATCAAAAGGATTCCAGCTTCATGGTGCAGGAATATTTATTGTCGTTGATGAATATGGATTATTCTCTGATGCACCCGCAGATCCATCCATGTTTGGTCAAGCATTTGTTGCAGTATCATTACATGAGATATTCCATAATATCGCAAACATGATTCGTGCAAAAACCGATTCATTCATTATTAATACTGCAACAACAATGGCCATGATGGTTTCGTGTCGTTCTGCAAAACGTAAACGTGAAATCATGAACAAGTATTGTGATGCAATCAAGAATATGGGAATATTCGATGTTGAGAATCCAATCAAACGTAAAGTGTTTATCAAACAAATGATGCTCATATCATCATTACATAATCCGAATGATATCAAGAGTGTTATTGATAAAACATCCAATATCAAAACCGAGGATGAAATCGATAAAACAATTCTCGTATATTCCGCATACATTGACAAAAAGAAAAAAGAACAAAAACGTTATCGTGATTACAAAACTCCTTGCATTGCAATGTTTGTATCGTCAATGCTTAGCGGCATGAGTTTTGGAACATACGCCATTAGTCTTTCATCAGCAGCACCCACGGTGGCCGGTCTAGGTGCTTTCGGTGCTGTAGTATTTAGTATGTCAACATTTACATATTTCTTACAATATGCATTAAACAAATCATTCGATAAAACATATCGCAAAGTCGAAGCCGAATATATGAAGGGTAAAGCATTCGAAGAATCATGGTGTGATATGTTTGCAGGTATATACAATTTCCCTGTAGTATTCTATATCAAATCCATGACAAGCAAGAGCAATAACTTTACTCCGAATACGGTTGGTAATACCCAGAAACTTAATGCATTGGCTGCTCTGGAGAAAGAACTTCACACATTGATGTTCTCCACATATCCAACCAATTCAGAACGTAATCACGCTGCTGCTAAATTGGCAGAGAATGCACTTAAAGAAAAACATCTTGATCCAGCAACAAGAAAATATCTTACATGGATTAAAGACAATTTCTCGTCAATGACAGCAACTGATATCGAGAATGAAAAGGTTAATACAACATACGACCCAGGTCGTGCAGATGATGTTGATGCTCATATCCAAGATATCATCAATCAAGGTAATGTTACTGTCACAGAATCATTTGTATAATAATACGAAAAAGCACAACTCATTTATATATGAAAGATAGACATGAATGGGTTTATAACGTATGACCAATTCTCAATGAATTGTGAAGTTTTTTCGTATCCGTTCATTGGTTAACCTAACCACACACGGATGTTATCTTCTAACTCTTCTGGCGAAGTAGTAGAATCATTAATTATAATGATTTCTTCCATGGAAACACTTCCTTTCAAAAAATATTTGTCTATCTTTCATATGGTGTTAATATGTGTATGCCCCCGATTACGGGGCACATATATTAATCGTTGTTTAATTCTTTC